CTTTAGCAGCAGCTTCTTTAGGCTTACCTTCTTGCTTAAGCTTGATAACTTGATTGGCATAATCAGCTTCAATCTGATTCTGTGTCTTATCTTTCTTTTCGCCAAAATCCTTAATGAATACAATGTGGCCTAAGTTAGCAGCAGCTTTGGCTTGTTCATCTTCTGTACCAGATTGTCTAGCAGTGAGCATAGCAACTTGTGCATCAGACTCAATCTTCTTGAAGTCTGGTTTGTCTTTAAGCTTAGCATAGTCAACTTCAAGAAGTGCTGGAAATGATTTAGAACCTTTAGCTGCACCTACGTTATATAACTCTTCAGCACTAACGCCATATTTAGCAGCAGCATTTCTAATCTTAGTTACATTATTACCATACACCATATTATTAAAGAAGCCATCTTGTTTGCTAGAAGCAGCCTGTTCAAACTCAGTAGCATCCATCTTAGCCACTTTGCCATATTGATTAACATAGTCATTGAAGGTCATGCCCTCAGGGATTTTCCCTGTTGCTTTAATGAATGACTTAGACATTCCTTCAAGCTTCTCTGGATTCTTTCTAAATTCTTCAGCGATAGATTTAGCTGTAGGTAAATCAGAAGCAAGAGCAATAAGCTCCTTCTCGTCTAAAGGACCATCAGCAAATTTAAAGGAACGAAGAGAACCAACTGTTTCTCTAATCTCTTCCTTCTTCTTATCTGTTTCTTTTCTGTACTCAGCATAGTTGTGGTACATGTTTTTAATACTCTCTTTAATCTGAAGAGCATTCTCTTTTTCTCTCTCTTCGATTAAGTCTGTTGCGCCTTTAGCAGCACCACCAAGAAATGCACCTAGTTTAAATCCCATTATGCTACTCCCTTTGCCATTAAACCTTTACGCTCTACAATAGCTTCAGGACTCTTCTTTACTTTTTTCTTTGCTTCATCAATCAATTGCTTAATGATTGCGGGGTTTACAGTGTTTTTCTTACCTGCTTCTTCAGCAGTTACTGTGTACATAACATCATTCAAATCTGCTATTGTCTTAATAATTTCTACAATGATTGGTGTCACTAAGAAACCTGTATCAACAGTGTGATAGCCATTCATGATAGATGCCTTCACCATTGTATTAACAATAGTAAGAATGGGTATGCCCCTCTCAAGCAAAGACATCAACTCAAAGATAGCTTCTGGATTATCCAGCTTGTCGGAATAGAAAGAAGCTACATCATCTATAGTGACATACTGAGGAGGCTGCTCCCAAGGACCACTACCCGGCTCAATCGTTAATGATTGACCGGGGATAGGTGCAGTAAACATAATATCATCTGTCATTCATCAACTCCTCTTTTTGTTTTCTAATTGCTGCCATGTAGTTGGCGACTTTAGCAAATACATCTTTAGAAGAAGATGTTGATACCTCTGATTCTGTGGATGTTTTAGATAACAAACCCTTACCAGTATCTTTCTTTGGTTTAGATAGTTTAGCACTTGCCATACCATCTAATTTACTATAATAGTTTTTAAAGTTTTTCATATATTATTTACCAATTAAAACACGGGCAATGAATCCACCAATAGCTGCTGAGCTATCACCATCTGCTTTAATATTTGCACCTTGAATTGCAGCAGCAGCAGAAATCTCTGAAGCAGCAAGTGTGGTTGCTCTGTTAGCATCATTCTCAGCAGACTGCCAAGCATGTGTTACAGCATCACGATACATCTGTATCTCATTATTATATTCTGTTAATGTCATAGCCTGTGAGAGCTGAGCATTCTGTAGATTTATTAAATTAGTGGCTGCTGTGTTGGCTGTAGAAATTTCTCTCTGCCATTGAGCATTAGACTGATCAATCACCAACCGTTGCTGTGCATTGAATTGCTCTCTTTGATTAGTAACTTCAGCATTAAATTTCTTAACAGAGTTTGCTTGGTCAACTTTAAATTGTTCCATACCATTACTCTGTGCAGAATTAAACTGACTCACTTGTGAAGACAAGGTAGCAAAGAATTGATTTGTTTGATTTGTGCTGGTAGCATTAAATTGTTTAGCAGCATTATCAGCAGCAGCATCAGACAAAATAGCCTGTGCTGTAAGCTGTGTCTTAAGAACAGTTGTTTGCTGCTCATAAGACATGTTAGTTAAGTCAATCTGCAAAGCAGACTGAGCATTAACAACAGCAGCTTGCTGTCTGTTATTTAAACTAGCTGTCTCAAGGGTAGCTGTCTGTGCAAGCTCAGCCATGAAAGCAGCTTGTCTGCTACTGAGATTGGCTAAGTCTACAGACTGAGCAAGTCTTGCATTCTCCAAAGCCACTTGTTGTTTAGCGTTGAAGTTTAAGTTGGCAATTTCAGAAACACGGGCAGCATTAATAACACGGGTCTGAAAGTTTTGATCAAACTCTTGACCTAAGAATGTAGCTCTTTGTTGTGCTGTAAGAACAGCTATCTGTTGTTTGTTAGATAGGTTCTGTGAAGCAAATTGCTGATATATAGCAGCATCAGCAGAAGCAATTGGTAAAGCTTTCTCCATAGCAGCCTGTACCAAAGCAGCCCCCGCTAAGCTAGAAGCACCTAAGCCCCTAGCAGCCATCTCTGCTGTCACAGCTCTTAATGCACCAGCCGCCCAAGGAGGAGGATTGGTAGCATCAAAGTTTTTAGTAAGCTTAGTAAGCTGACCTTGTACAGTCATGTCTTCAGTGACAGTACCAGTAGCAGCTTCAGCTTTAGCAAGCTCTGTAGCCACCTTAGTCATATCAACAGCAGAGCCAGCTAATGTCTCACCTGTAAGTAGAGTTCTCTCTGGAACCACTGCCACTTTTTGAGCAGTGTCAATCTGAGGAACTTTTTCTCTAGCAGCAGTTAAAGCAGTAGTCCACAGTTCTTCAGCAGCAACTGTAGCATCTGCAGTTAATGTACCAGTTGCAGAAGAAACTTTATCAAGTTCAGTTTTTAAAGGAGTAGCAGCAGTAGTTGCTGACATTGTAACTGCTGGTGTTGTTGTAGGAACAGTTGCTAATGTAGCAGTAGCAGGGGTAGTTCCTGTAATAGTTTCTACAGTTCCAGCCCTTTCGTCTGTACCTATTTTTTGAGCCTCAGTAGATTCAATAGTAGAAATTGTTGCTACTTGAGCAGCATCACCAGCCTGAGGAACACCTGTAGCTGAGAAAGTAACACCTCCACCAGTCTGTGTTGCAGCGGTTCTTGTAGTTAAAGCTGCTGCTGCATCTGCTGGAGATAGGGTTACACCCGGTGCTCTTGTAGTGCCCGGAATTGTTGTTCGTGGTACAGTTGTAGTTGGTGCAGGTGTAGTAACTATTCTTGTAGTTGTTATTGGTGGTACAGTTGTTACAGGTAGTGTAGTTCCCGGAATAGTTGTTCGTGGTACAGTTGTAGTGGGTGCTGGTGTAGTTGTTATTGGTGGTGCTGTAGTGGGTGGTACAGTTGTTGGAGGTACTGTAGTAGGTGGTGCTGTAGTGGTAGGAGGTTTGTATGCTACACCAGTAGGGGGAGTTCTCCCCTCATTAAAACCATAATTATTATAGTGGAAGGCAGCATAATCAGCCGCAGACATGCCATATGTGTTAGCCTCAAATTCATCAGCAACATCTGAATTATTTGCAAAATATTGATTTGCTGGGGCTGTTTCATATCTAGAAGAAATATCAACAGCAGTAGCTTCATTAGCACCAATAGACCTAGCAAACTGCTCAGGACTAACACCCTCTTGAAGCATAAGTTCTTTAATCTGAACATCACTTAATGCTTGGTTTGCGGGATTACTCCACCACTCCGCTATTTGTGCATCTGTATATTTTGTGGCTGCTGAAGCTGAAGACCTGTCTTCTTGCACATTAGACACACCACCACCTACAGCATACCCACGCTTCATCTTAACCAGTCCACCCTTAGCCATACGCTCAGCAAACTTACCAGTGATGGAAGCATACTTAGCACCTAAGGCAGGAGAGGATGCAATGAATTCATCAAAGCCTTGCATAGGACCATCGTAGCCAAGCTTCCTAGCTACAATCTCTTTTTGCTGTGATGTAAAATCTTTCATATGTTTCTTGGTTTCTCTATTGCTTCAGTTAAATAGGCAAGCATATTTCTGTTATCTCTAAGTAGTGCTAACACTCCTACAGCTAAACAATACACTTGTCTCTCTGACAGTTTTAATTGGAAGCAGTCGTCTATAGCGTGTATACATTCATGTAACAATGTATCTGCCTCCGCTAAGGGGTGCTGACCAGACTTTATTTTAATTGCATAATCATCATAGCTGTACTCTCCCAGTTGTTCTGGGAATACATCTACAACCCTAATCGGCACTTCTCTGCCAATAATACTTAGAGAAGCTGGTAACATTATATACCTTTAAGCCTTGTCATACCACAATTTAGGGGCTTAGTCAACCACCTAATACATGTAAGGCATGTTCTATATGCTTCTTACGATCTTCTAAACCAATAGTACCACCATTGATTCGCTTTGTCATGGTGAGGATGTCACCACTGTCAGCATATTGGTTAAGCCTTTGGGTCTGCCAGAACCAGCCAGCAGTCTGTGCTGCATATCTGGGAGTGCGAACAAGCTCTGGTTGCATAACAAAATCTACACCTAAGGCTTGACCTGCGTGATAGAAGTTGCTATGTCCAGTTAGCTGGAGAAATCCAGATCCACGAAACCTGAACCCATCCCCACTAGCCTCATCCCTGTTGCCCATACGATTGCCGTAAATCCTATTGGCAATACGCTGTGGCTTTTTCTCATACTCTGCTGCACTCTCTGGTGTGAATCCCCAGACTCGCTTAGGGTTCTGAGGAAACAGCTTCAGCAGGGTGGGAGCACGATAGTTCAGGTTTTCTTCCATGATACGAAAGTTACCGCACTCATGACCACATTGACCAATCCATGAAGCCTGTTGAGCTGGTGTAACTATACCAAATCTCTCAAAGGTTTCATTGAAAGCATCTGCCAAAGATGGCTCAATGTGTAGTTGTCTTAACTGATCAGCGTTTACCATTGTTTACCAACTCCCTCATTTCGTTATAGGCTGCGACACAGGCGTTGTGCTTGACGATGGCTTTGTCTCCTTCGGCAACGATGTCGATAAGAGTTGCAATAGTCTGTCGCTCAAGTTCGGTTGGCTCATCTCTGCTATCTCCTGTGGCAGGGGCGGCACTTGTGCTGGTTTGTACACAACTGGTGGTGGGGAGGCGCAACCTGCCAGTGTTAGCAAGCTCACGCATAGCAGACTGCTTTTTAGATATTTCATTCTTTGCCTTTCTCAACTCTGTTTCTTTATCAGCAAGTTTAGAAGTCATGTTCTTCTCTACTTCACGGGCTTCTTCATTCTTCTTAGCTATCTCTATCTTCATCTCTTCGTCACGCTCAATCCAGCCATAGTGATGACCAACTTGATATGTTCCAAATAGTGCAATGGTTGCACTAATAAGTATCCAAGGCAGTGGAATAGGTAACATCACTCAGCCTCTTTTCTAGCTGCTGCTATTTCTTCCCTATCCTCATCAGGCTCCATGTGTTCAGGAGGTGTTGTTGGTGGAGGACCGGGAGTCCAGCTTTCGTCTAGCTCTGGATTCTTCCAGACAGGCATAGCACCGAAGGGCTGGCTAGGAAGGCCATGGGCCGACTGTGGAGGGGCGTAACTGCTGTTAGGCATGCCGTAGCCACCACCGCCATATCCACCGCCACAGCCCTGCATTGGAGGCTGAGGAGGTCTGAATGCATTCTGTGCTGAGTTCACTGCCCTCTTACCTACAATGCCACCAATACCACCTACAATAAGTAATACTATATCATTAAGCATCTTGGTGTAGGCTTGGTCAATCGGAGCCATACTCTTGATGGGTTGTGTTACAAAAGTAACAGAATAGAGCAAGGCAAACACAATACCAAAGAGAATAACTGTGATTGCAATAACCACAAATCCCCATACCCTAACTTCAAACTCTTCAGTTGTTAGCTTTGGCTTTGGTTGCTGGTTGGGTGTCAGCATTTTGATTAGCAGTTCTCTCAATTTGTTTCTCCAATATTGGTGCAACTAAATACTCAGGGCATGTCTGTGTGAATTGACATCTAGGTTTCTGACATGGCTCAGCATGAAAGTTGTCAGGGTTCTGACAGAAGTATCTGTACCTGTCTTCACAACCAGTGAGCAGCAATAACAATAATAAATATTTCATACCATTACATCCACAGAATCTGCCCTAACCCACTGAGCTTTAATCTTCTCTTGAGTTTGGCGGTTAAGCTTCTCTAAGTCTTTCAAGTGTTGTTGATGAAGTACCCTCTGGTATTCACGCAACATGTTTGCATTGTGTTGATAGGGAGTCACTTTCATAAGCCAACCTTTCCTAATAACAAGTTCACAATCTTGTCAGACAAATCATCAGGCAAGAACTTTAGAAATCCTAGAAACCACAAAGCCACACATCCATAGATGAATATCTTTAGGCAAAGATCAAAGGTCTTTTGATATTCATTCACCGCCCACACCTTCTAGTAGTGTTACAGAACTCCATCAACTCATAAATACCAATACCTACCAAGAACAAAACAAAAGCACAGCCACCAATAATTATTGCCAACTCATTCATCTCGGCTTCTTTTTCTTTGGCTTTCTTTTCTGCTCGCTCTAAAGCACGAAGCTCTCTTGCATCGTCAACATCCATCTGGTCTTGACGGGCTTTAATCTTGTTCCAAACATCAACCTTGCCTGTTGCCATAAAGAGCATCTTTAGCTCTTCCTCAAAGGCTCTGGCTTGCTCCAGTGCCATCTCAATCTGTAAGGCAGTTCCCATGTTGGAACCTTTGCCCTTCTTTGCCTCAATCAATGCCTTAGTAGCTGTGCTCTTAGCATCAAACATCTTGCCAATAATTGGGGCAAGAGAGCCTAGATCGTTAGCTACTTTGCTGGCCTTCTTGACCATGCTGATGGCTGTCTGTATGCCAGCTAGGGCTGTCATCGGATCAATCATCGCTCAACCTTTTTCCATTCAAGGCATACAACTTTTCTGTTGTACACATCTCCAGTCCACGCCCAACGGACACACCTATACTTCTCCTCCTTAGAAGAAACAGGGAAAGATATCAATAAAGATATCAGTAGAGCTTTCGCCACTACTGATGAAGTTTGTTTTCTATAGCAAGCCAGATGGCTCCACAGAAAGCACCAATAACTAAGACTGGCTTCACTGCTCTAGCAAGCCATTCGAGCACAGTGAATGCACCAGCGGCTGCATTGAATGCAGCAACCACAGCCTCTGTGCTTTTATCTAGCTTGTCTACCTTAGCTTCAACAGCACACAGACGCTCATAGATTTGGGCGTGTGTTACCTCTTCCATGATTAAGCAGAAGCTGCTTGCAATGGTGCAAGGTTTTCTGTTGTCCAATAGTCTTTAGCCAACATGATTGTCAGATGCTCTTTGTTACGAGCAAGGCAATCAGTCCAGTCTTCAGTAGTCATGTTCTCTGGTTTACCTGCATTAATCAGGTTTACTGAGTCCATTGCTGCGCTGTAGTGCTGAGCAATTTGTTCTGCTGTGGGGGTTTGAGTTTCGATAGTCATTTAAATGCTCCAAGGTAAAGTTGTGTTGGCAGGAGAAACAGGAGGATTCGCTAAAGAATCCAGTTGTCCCTGCACACACTGCTGTGCGCTTGTAATGGCTGACTCAGGAATCCAACCAATGACGGTGGCTTCTGTCAACTGATCGTAAGGGATGAATGCACCCACTTGGTCAGCAGAGTTGAACTGCGTGTTGCCACCGATAGAGGCAGTGTAAGTGCCGTCTACGCCTGTGACTTCCCACAAAGCATTGACCACATAGTTAGGGTCAGGCTGTTGCAGGGTGTACATTGCTGTGATGCGGGTTGTAAAAGTTGTGGTCATGATTTACCTTTCAGTTAATTAAGGGTGGGTTGCTTTGTAAGCGTCAAACTCGGATTTAAGTTCTTGGATGGCTTTAACCAGCACAGAAACCATGCGATCATAAGACACGAAATCAGGTTGTCCGTCTTTATTCTTGCCAACCAACTCAGGGATAATTGGGTCAAGTTCTTCAGCAATCAAGCCAACATCCGAACGGCCCGTGTCCTTGTACTCAAACTGAGTAGAACGCATCTGCATCACATGGCTCAATCCATAAATACTGTCACGAATATTGTCTTTATATCGGGCAGATGATGTGTCGTATGTGACTGCCCCAGTCGTTGTGTTAAATTTTAAAGCATTTGTGCCAGCGCCCGAACCCATTGTGGTTATAAAAAACGCACTAGTGGTAGAAACAACCCTCGGATTTCCATCCCCATCAGACAGCACAATATTGTTGCTTGATGTGCGAATGTCAAAGCCGCCTTGGTTGCCGCTGTAGATGCCAAGAATTGTGTTCTTGGAGCCGCTAGTCATTGCAGAGCCAGACCCGTGACCTATAAAAGTGTTTTGATTGCCTGTAGAAGGTAAGCCAGATTTGTACCCAATGAAAGTGTTGTAAAAACCGTTGGTTGTGTACCCGGCCTGATGACCTAATGCAGTGTTTGAGCCTGTACTTGCTGTTGTTTGCAAGTACAACGCCTGATAACCAACAGCCGTGTTTTCGGAGGCTGTGGTGTTAGCTTGAAGGGCTTGAACGCCAAAAGCGGTGTTTTGGCTACCAGTGCTGTTATTAAATAACGCAAGAGAACCAAAAGCACTGTTGAAGCTTCCAGTGGAATAGTACAGCGCAACAAAACCAAGCGCAGAGTTATCAGTGCCTGTTACGTTTGTTGCAAGCGCACGACCAACAGCCACGTTGCTTGAGCCAGTTGTGTTTGCCGCCAGCGCATCTCGTCCAACGGCAACGTTCCAATCTGCTGTTGTAGCTGATCTAAGTGCGCCCTGACCGATGGCAACGTTTACACTGCCTGTAGTGTTTGAAAGCAAAGCATTCTGACCAATTGCCACATTGTCTGCACCACTAGTATTTGCATAAAGAGACTGATGACCTACAGCAGTGTTGTTAGAGGCAGTTGTGTTAGAAAGAAGTGCTTCCGAACCAAGCGCAGTATTTGCTCCACCAGTTGTAATATTTCTACCCGCAGACAAACCAACACCAACGTTATTACTCCCTGTTGTAAGGGCGTTTCCAGAGTTAAAGCCAAAAAAGGAGTTATAAGCGCCAGTTGATCCAGATGACCCAGTACCAGAAACATAACCAACAAAACTGTTGCCTATACCAGTATTCCAGTAACCAGCATATTTTCCTATTGAAACATTACTACTTGATGTTGTTGAGTAGCCCGCTTGATACCCAATAAAAATATTATCAGCGCCAGTCGTATTACTGTACCCCGCCTGATAACCAACAGCAGTGTTATTAGATGCTGTGGTGTTGTTGAGAAGTGCTCCAAAACCCAATGCAGTGTTATTTGATCCGCCTATGTTATACGTTAAAGCGCTATTTCCTACAGCTACATTATAAATTCCGGATGAAGGGTTTGTAACGGTACTTAGTGCGGCATCACCAATGGCTGTATTGCCAGCGCCAGTTGCATAATTTCCTGCATAAGAACCAACAAAAGTAGACCCTCCACCAGTGCTTGAATATCCTGCTAGGTAACCTACTGCGGTGAGTCTAGTTCCTGAACTATTTAAATAACCCGCCTGAAAGCCCACGGCAGTGTTGAAATTTCCTCCAATATTGGTAAAAAGTGCGCCTTCACCAATAGCAGTAATTGCTCCGCCCGTAGTAGTTCCTCTTGCCGCATTTGGGCCAAACGCTGTTACGTTGCTTCCAGTGGTGCTGTAACCCGCTTGATAGCCAAACAGGGCAAGTCCAGTACCAGTTTGATTTAAATGCCCAGCCTGATAACCTACAGCAGTGTTGTTAGATGCTGTGGTGTTGTTATACAAAGATTCAAAACCAAATGCGGAGTTGCTAGAGCCTGTTGTATTAAAACGCAACGCACTTGTGCCTAACGCTGAATTAGAAGTTCCTGTGGTGTTGTTAGTTAAAGCAATTGCGCCAACAGCAGTAATGTATTGACCTGTGCTTGAGTATGCCGCTTGAAGACCTACCGCCGTGTTATAGGATGATGTGGTGTTGGCGTTAAGAGCTTGAAAACCTACCGCAGTGTTATAGCTACCTGTGTTAGTGGTAAGGGCTGAATAACCAACTGCGGTGTTTTGTATGCCGCTTACATTAGAATAAAGCGAACTAACACCAATAGCCGTGTTATTTGTGCCAGAGACATTGCTATATAAAGAACTTGCACCTACAGCAACGCTGTTATCTGCTGTGTTGTTATATGCCGCCGCAAAACCTATAGCAGTGTTGCTACCTCCTGTGTTGTTAAGAAGAAGAGCCTGATAACCAACAGCGGTATTGTTTGCGCCAGTAGTACCAGAATAAGCCGCTTGGTAGCCTACCGCTGTATTGGCAGATGCTGTGGTGTTAAACCGTAGTGATGCCGCACCTATTGCAGTATTAAACTCTCCAGTGCTTGCAAATAGTGCAACTTGACCAATACCTACATTAGAAGAACCTGTTGTATTGGAGTAAGAGGCACGGTCACCAATTGCTATGTTTCCTGCACCTGTGGTATTGCTAAACCCCGCTTGATACCCTACAGCAGTATTGTTAGAGGCTGTGGTGTTGCTTTGTAGTGCGCTTCTACCAACGCCCACATTATTAGAACCTGTGGTATTAGTAACCAACGTATTTACACCTATGGCAATATTGTCATTACCAGTTGTGTTGGCAAACAAAGCACCGCTACCAAGCGCATTATTAGATGAGCCTGTGGTGTTTGCTTTTAATGCAGTCCATCCTAAAGAAGTATTAGAACTTCCAGTAGTGTTTGAATACAAGGCTTGAGCACCAATGGCGGTTAATTCTGTGCCAGTGGTATTGCTATATCCAGCTTGATAACCTACAGCAGTGGCAGTTGATGCTGTGGTGTTGAGATACAAAGCCTGTTGACCAATTGCAGTGTTACCTGCACCCGTGGAATTTGTGTATCCCGCCTGATAACCTATGGCGGTATTGCCAGATGCTGTGGTGTTGGATGTCAATGCAGTCATGCCAAACGCTGTATTGTTTTCGCCTGTAGTGTTTGAATACAACGCTTCTTCGCCAAACGCAGAGTTATATCTAGCAGTTGTGTTTGCATATAAAGAACGAGCACCAACAGCGGTGTTATAACCACCAGTTGTCACAACAGGTAATGCGTTCCATCCAAAAGCGGTATTTACATTTGCTGTTGTGTTTGCCGCTAAAGCATTTACACCAACAGCCGTATTAGATGCCCCGCTCGTATTAGCCGCCAAAGCACTAGCACCAACCGCAGTATTGGTAGCCACACCACCCGCACCACGACCTACAGTCAACCCTTGAATGGTTGAACCATTAGTAGATGTTAAGCTAGGTACTGTCAAAGCACCAGTCATTGTGTCGCCAGCTTTGGCTACATAGTCTGAACCAGCCAAAGCAGATCGTGTCCATGCAGAACCAGTCCACAAATACAATTCACTGCTTGTGCTGTTCCAATACAATGCACCAGTTAATAGGGCATTGCCATCATTGTCAACAGAAGGAGCAGAAGCTTTGCTTCCTAAGTAACGATCATCAAAACTGTCATAACTAGCAGCAGCATTTGTAGCTGATGTAGAAGCAGCAGAGGCAGAGCTAGATGCATTAGATGCAGATGTGGAAGCATTGCTTGCACTGGTAGCTGCATTAGAAGCAGAGGTAGCTGCAGCAGAAGCCGAAGCAGCAGCAGCAGTGGCAGAGCCTAAGATGCCATCAACATACAATTTAGTTGTTGCATCAGCATTATCTGTTGGAGTACCCAAGCCTGTAATCTTGGAAGTACCCATCGCAATGGCTCCAGACATTGTGCCACCTGATAAGTTCAGCTTCAATGCATCGGCAGTGTCTACATAAGTTTTAGTAGCAGCGTCTTGATTTGCTGTGGGATTGCCAAGACCTGTAATCTTAGAAGTACCCATAGCGATAGCACCACTCATAGTGCCACCAGCAAGGTTTAGTTTTAATGCATCTGCTGTATCAACATAAGTTTTAGTGGCAGCATCTTGTGCAAGAGTAGGATCACCTAAGCCAGTAATCTTGCTAGTACCCATTGCAATAGCACCACTCATAGTGCCACCAGCAAGTGCTAGTTTAGTTGCAATGGAATTGGTAACTGTGGTGGCAAAGTTGGCATCATCACCTAAAGCAGCAGCCAATTCATCTAGAGTGTCTAACGCTCCGGGAGCAGCGGCTACTAAGTTGCTGATAGATGTATCAACATAAACCTTGGTGGCTGCATCAGTATTTGCTGTAGGAGTACCAAGACCTGTAATCTTATTAGTACCCATCGCAATAGCACCTGACATTGTGCCACCAGACAGATTAAGCTTAAGCGCATCTGCTGTGTCAACATAACCTTTGGTAGCTGCGTCACCAGAATTGGTAGGGCTAGTTAGGTTGGTGATGGTGGCAGCAGTGCCAGCATCCATGTTCAAGCCACCATTGATGGTGACATCATTGAATGTTGATGTGCCTGTAGAGGCTGTAACATTACCAGTTAAGTTGCCTGTAACATTACCTACCACAGCACCTGTATGTGTACCTGCAGTGTTACCAGTGACAGCACCAGTAAGGCCACCAATAAAACCAGTGGTAGCAGTAACTGTAGTGCCTGTGATGGCTAAAGCAGCAGCTCCACCAATAACAGTACCATCAATAGTACCTGCGTTGATGTCAGCCGTAGCAGCAACTAAAGATGTATTAGCTGTCAAAGCAGTGAATGTACCAGCAGCAGGTGTTGTAGCTCCAATAACAGCAGCATCAACAGTGCCTCCGTTGATGTCAGCAGTGTCAGCTACTAAGCTGTCAATGTTTGCTGTGCCATCAATGTGCAGGTCTTTAAACTCAAGAGCACTTGTACCTAAGTCAACATCATTGTCTGTTACTGGAACAATAGCACCATCTTGAAAGCGTACCTGCTCAACAGCAGCAGCACCCACCTCAACAAACACACCATGACGATTGTTAGCTGTATCAGTAGCAATCTTATTTAATAAGTCAGCATCTCCAATAACAGGAACAGGATGACCCTCAGCAGCAGTACCATCATGTCTATGACCACCATTGGCAGCAAAGGCATCACGCAGAGCATTAAGCTCATTATTAATTGGTGCAGCTCTAACTACGCCCGTTGGGACGATATCAGCAGCGGATTGTCTTACATAACCTGTCAAGGTAGTTCTCCTTAGCGTCTGTCATTCATCGAATAATTCAAGACCAAGCCCTGAATTGTGTGACTAGCATTCTGATCATTAGTCACATATTTAAAAGCAATGGAGAATCCAGAGCCTTCAATGTTTGTTTTCTCTACTGGTGATGGGTTACCATCATAAATTGCTGAAGCATCATAGATGGCTTCATTGTAATAAGCAGCAGCACCAGTTGTTAAAATGTTGTAGTTGGCTGGATTGAAGACATTAACAGAGTCATCAAAGTCATAAGCCACACCCATCACAATACTAGTCGATCCCTCACTACGCAAGAATGTAGAAATGTTATAGAAGTTCTTACGGATTGATGGATCTTGAAAGTAGTAGAAAGGTGTTTGGTAAACACTTAAGATTTCTGTACTATTAAAAGAACTTCCAGTCTCTTGTTTATACACCTTACCAGAAGCATCCCCATGAATAACAATCTCATCTACACCGATATATCCACTTGCAGCGCATGTAGCTGGAAATCCAAAAATCTGGCTATACTCAAAAGATATACCACCTTCACCAGCTCTAAGACCACCTAACAAACCAAAGGTTCCTTCGGCTGGTAAGAACAATCTAAACTGTGACTTCTTACGAATTACTACAGAGCTTAATGTTTCTGGATCAATAGAACCAGCTACAAGTTCTTGTAAGATTGCTGTAGTGGTGAATTGAATTTGTTTTGAAATTGTTTCCAACTCCACATCACCAATCTTACTTGTTCCAGCCACAGGTCTAAAACCATCAGGACCAAGGAACACTAAACTTCCCCCAAGTTCTATCACACTATCTGGAACAACACAACCTAAATTTGTTGTAACTTCACCAACCACAAAGTCAGCAATGTTAGTGCCTGTTAAACTCTTAATGGCATTCTTACCAAAGATGTACAGCGTATCTCTAAACTGTTTAATCTGAACAATCTCAAAACCTACATTAATAACAGCAGCACCATTGGCTGGATTGAAGTTTGTCTCTGCCAAAGGAGAAGAGATGTATAAGTTGTAAGGATCTGTTGTATCACCAGCTAAGAATAAATGATTCTTAAAGGCAGCAGAATACTTAGGATTGTTAGGTGCATTAGAATCTGTAATCTGTGTATATGTAGTGCCATCATATATAGCTGCTGGATTGATACCATCAGTTAATACAAACTTAGGAGCACTCCAATTATACCTAGTAAACCTAACCTTTTTAACTCCTACCATTGTAACAGTTCCGGGAGTTGATATAGCTGACCAAGTAGATGAAGAAGCTACCCACTTATAAAAGTAGTTTGTACCAGCAGAAGGTTTGCGACAAGCAAAGATGCCATCATTTAAACTCTCTGCAACCATAACACCAAGCACATTACCTGTACCAGTTACAGTTCCATAACTATTAGCATATCCACTAATCCGTCTATAACCGCCAGTAATAGCTGGCTCATAATTAATTAGCTGTGTGGCTGACCCGGGATACATCTCACCTTGAGATAATACATCCCTATTGGTGTTCATACCACCAATACATGTAACCTTAAAGCCACTAATTCTGTCTGCCATTAAAACACTCTAGGATTGAAGGAAGGCTTAACAATCATTGTTGAACGCATATACAAAGGCTCATCTAATAAAAGCCTACGCATTGTTCTAATACCAGTGTCAAACTTCTCTTTGTACATAGTAGCACCTTGTTCATTTGACCTGAACATCAACATGTAGAACATAGCACCATCAATTAATACGCTGGTAAATCTATCAGGAACAATACAAACATCTGTAGAAACAGATAAATCAGCAGGGAAAGACCAATACTTATACTCCACCTCATAAGCCTGATCAGGCAGTGGAGTGATACCAAACTTAGACTCTTGTGTTTGATAGACAGCAATGGCTGGCCCATAACCACCAGTGCCATTAACATCTTCACCGGGACGATAGTTGTCTAAGTAGTCTGTGTAAGTAAGAACAGGAAGACGAAGAGGATCATTGTCTGCTGCTGTTAGCTTCTTAAGATAGAAGCTTTCCCAATCAACACTGGACAAAGCAGAAGGAAAGGAATATGTTCCTGTACCCACTGTCAGTGTTTGTGTGTTAGTAACTAAAGAAAAAGGCCACTCTTGTGCAGAGTGCATCAATTCTCTAATGGATGAATTGACAGCATTCTTGGCTAGAGCTTGGATGTTTCTAGCCCCATCAAATTCAGTGGAGTCTAAAGTGACTTCACCCATTCTTCGTAGCAATTCATTCGTTAAAGAAATGTATGTAGACATAATTTTTAAACAATAAAAGGGAGAGGCGGTTAAGCCCCTCCCAGTATTAACTAGCTATTAAGCCAGTTGCTCACGATCTACAGAAGCAGGACCAACACGATCTTGTGCATCAACGATGACAGCAAAGACACGGATTGAACCAGCACTCAATGTAGTGGTTTCAGTAACCAACAGCAAGTCCAATGTGTCAGCGGCTCCAGACACGATAGGATAAGCAGCAGTTGCTGGAGTTGCGTAGGTTCCGGCAGTAGCTGAGCTAGTCACTGCAAAAGCAGA